TTCTAACTCAATCTATTCCACACTTGATGTACAATGGGAAGACTACAACGCTGTAATCCAATGGCAAAACCTAGATAACACAACTACGTGGCTTGACGTTATTTAAGAAAAGGATAAACTAGGAACTATGTCAACAACCTCAGCTTATGGGTGGAATATCCCAGACAACACAGATTTAGTTAAAGATGGCGCTTTAGCCATTAGAACTCTTGGTAACGCTATAGATACCTCAATGAACACAGCCCTTGGTACTAAAAAGGCTGGAATGGTTTTACTGAATACAACTAGTTTTAGTGCAGTAGCAAGCCAATCTATTAACTCTGTATTTAGTTCAACCTATACAAATTACAAGATTTTAATTCCTGCAAGCGCAGCAGGTGAAAATTTAAATTTTAGAATGAGAGTATCTGGCGCAGATGAAACTGGCTCAATTTATTCTTACACAAATGCTTTTATTACTTCTGATACTGGAACACAAGCAGCAGATAGAGCAGAATTAGGTTCATTGATAACTTTTGGAGAATTTGGTAATGGTTTAGTTTCAATTGAAATTGCTAATCCTTTTGCAAGTTCTTATACTGCATTAAATTGGGTTAATACTATTGGCAGAACTAGTGGTGCTGGTAGAAACAGAACCAAACAAGGAACAGCAATTGTTGGAAATACAACTTCATATACTGGCTACACAATTTATGTAAGCACAGGGTCGATAACAGGAAGCGTGAGCACTTATGGCTACAACGTCTAAAACAGAAAAAATCTTAATTGGTATAGATGACCAAGTTATTGAATTGACTGGCGCTGATAAAGAAGCCTTTATTGCACAACGCGAAGCCGACAAAGCAGAAACAGTACTACTTGAAGCCGAGTATAAAGCCAAACAAGATGCACGCGATTCAGCAATTAAAAAACTTGGTGAAATAGCAGGACTCACAAAAGAAGAATTAGATGCAATCCTTTAACCACAAACAATTTTTTTTAGCTGCAATTGCTTTTTTAGCAGCTTGGCAAGCAACAGACTTCGCCCTTGATTACAGAGCTGTACTTGGTGCTGTCGTAGCTGCTTCAATGGGCGCGATGAATCCAAATGCCAAAACCAAGGTTAAGTAAGGCAGCTGAGCAATTACGCTCTGAAATAAACGCCAAGTATCCTAAGCGAGATAAACGCTCAGACGGCTGGATAGGCGACACAGCACACAACGCACGCAAGTCAGACCACAACCCAGATAAGAATGGTTGGGTACGTGCTATAGATATTGACTCAGACCTTGTTAAAAGCTCATCTAAAGAATCCTGGCTATTAGCCGAACAAATTAAGACAATTGCACTTAAAGGCGACAAAAGGATTAGTTACGTAATTCACCAACACCGAATAGCCTCACCACTTAAAAACTGGGCTTGGCGTGTCTACAAAGGCTCTAACCCTCACGTATCACATATTCATATATCCTTTACTAAATCAGGCGACCTTAACGGAAAGGTATTTGGAATATGAGCAAACCTAAAGCTAAGAAACAAACAATTGAACTACCAGACGTAATGGCAAGTGAGTTAATTAAAGTCATTAACAAAGCACACGAAGACGGAAAACTTATAGTCGGATTCGTTGCACTTCTAGAAGTCTTTGATGGCAAAAAGAAAACAATAAAGATTATGGCTAACGAAGATATGCCACAACATTCAGTTTTTGGAATGATTAACTATGCAGCTGAGAAATACCAATTTACTCTTGCACCTGATGAAGATGAAGATGACGATTTTTATGACCCTAATTGGTACGACGGCCAATGATAAATGAACTTATTGGCATTATTGGTTTGCTTATTACTATTCTTGTTTTGGTTATTAAAGCAACTTCAGAAATTACTAAAATGAAATCGCAATTGTTTCCAAATGGTGGAAGTTCTTTATCGGATAAAGTGACACGCCTACAAATAGATGTTGTTAAAATTCGTAGTACTATAGATAGTATTAACTCACAGTTAGGTAAGAAACCTACACGAAAGAGGTAACTATTAAACGTTACGTCGTAATTTCAGATTTGCAATACCCTTTTATAAAAAAATCTTACGTTGAAAGTCTTTTAGATTACATAGCTTACGTTAAACCAGATAAGTTACTTTGTGTCGGTGATGAGCTTGATTGTCAGACAATATCAACCTATGCACGTGGAACAGCCCTAGAATTTGAGGGTTCGTTACAAAAGAATATAATAGGTTTGAAAGGCTTGCTCAAAGAATTCCGTAGTGCTATTGGACGCAGTAAGCCTTTCCAAATTCAACGCAGTAATCACACAATACGAATTGAAAAATACATAAGTCGTCACGCACCAGCGTTTAGTGTTATAGATGCAATCAAAATAGAAAACTTACTTGGATACAACGATAAAGATATTAAAATTACTTACAACAGGTCTTTAACAGAAGTTGCTAAAGGCGTAATTATGGGTCACGGCGACGAGGGCAGGCTTTACAATCACGCAGGACAAACAGCTCTTGGATTAGCTACAAGAACAGGTAAGAATGTTGTTTGTGGTCACACACATAGACAAGGCATAAGCTCTGCAAGTCACGGATTTGCTGGGAATCTTTCAACACTTTGGGGTATGGAAGTGGGGCATTTATGCGACCTTAATTCTTCTGGTATGCGTTATATGAAAGAGGGGCACGCTAACTGGCAAGCAGGCTTTGGAATCTTGTACGAGCAAGACGGCATAGTTAAACCTGAGCTAGTGCCTTTTAATAAAGATGGGTCTTTTATAGCTGAGGGCGAACTCTGGCGTTAAAGCCGTTATCAAATTGTTATAATTCAATGCCGTGTTTTGACGCACCTTTGCTTTAATCTCGTTTTAACGAAAGGGGCAATATGGAAAAAGAGTGGTATCCAATATCACACTTATTAGCACACGCATACCACACTATGGACTATTACCACAGAACCAGGTGCATATTTGAAAAATGCGATTGTGAAAACAAGCTAGCGCAATTGCAAGAGTTTTACGGACTATTTATAGGAGTTAACTAAATGGAATATCTAAAGAACTACATAGAAGTTAAAGACAGAATACAAATGTTTTACGACAAATTTCCAGAGGGCACTTTGCATTTTCAATATAAAGGTGTACTGGAGTTTAACGGCGAAACATACATTTATGGTGAAGCGTTTGCATACCCTGAACGCGATAAAATGGCTTATGCAAGTGGCTGGGCTTGGGAACGTGTACCAGCTAGAGGCTTTGCTAAAGGCGCTGAAATGATGACTTTAGAAACAAGTGCTTGGGGTCGTGCTATTGCAGCCCTTGGTATTGCTGTGACTAAAGGGATTGCTAGCAGAGAGGAAGTACAACGTAACGTGAACCCAGAAAACGACCCTTGGCAAACACCACCAGATAGCCCTACAAAGGCCGTAGAGGGCAAAATTAGCCAAGAAACCCCCACTCAGGTATCTGGACAAGGGCAAGGCTTAGAAATGTCTTATTTTGGGTCTTATAGGGTTGCTACAGAGAAGCAAATAAACTTCTTGCATTCTTTATGTAAACGTATCTATACTGACTGGGATAAAGAGAAACTACTGAAATATCTGCAATTCCTAAGTAAGGAACAGGAGTTTTCTAAGCTAGAATTCGCACCATACACAATTGTTAAAACCCAATTAGATAATCAACAACAATTGGCAGATAACCTTAGTGCCTGGTTAAACGCTTCTAGACTTCCATCAAGCCACGAACAGGCTGAAATGGCAGCTGCAGATTGGAAGACAGACCAATTTTAGAGATACTTTTAATGAACCCATATTTTAGTGACGTTGAGCTACTACCAAGCGACTATCGGAAAATAGCCGTTTGTGAGTCGTCATTAAATCCAGAAGCGATTAACAGAACAGGCAAATATAGAGGCTTGTTTCAGTTTGATAATCGTAGTTGGGTATATGTCGGGGGAACTGGTGACCCTGCTCGAGCATCTGTGCGTGAACAACTCCTACGCGCACAGAAGCTTGTACAAAAGCAAGGATTTGAAAGAGCGTTCCCACAATGTTCAAAGAAAATGGGGGTAAAATAAATGGAAGTATTTACGGCATTTGTTGGTGTGTTTCTGGTGTTATTAGTGTTATTTATGCGACAATAAGACTAAGAAAGGGGGGCGAATGAAACCACAAGACGTATACAAGCTTGAGCAAGTCTTGAGACTCTCAATTTCACAAGACTTACTTAACAAGGCATCAAACTTTCATAATCGTGATGATATGGAAGAAGCAAGAAAGATAGTAGAAAAAAAACACTAAGTCAAGACAGGGGCAACAAATGGGAACACCTTTAGGTAGAGAAGCTGTTATTAGTTTGTTAATTGGTGGGATACTTACTCTTGGTATTATGCAGATTTGGGAGTGGGTGAAAGCGTATGTTAGAACTTATATCAAGGTGCGTTAATTGTGGTGGTTGGTGTTATGCAGCTAG